CAAAAAGAAAACGGAGAAATAGATGAAACAAGTGATAGTTGAAAGAGCGGTTCCAACAAATAAAAAACTTTATTCGAGTATAAAGTCAAGAATAAAGAAAAAGTATAAAGTGTGGCCAAGTGCTTATGCATCGGGTGCACTTGTAAAGGCATACAAAGCTGCTGGTGGTGGATTCCGTAATGTAAAAGAAGTAATTAACAACCCATCGTATCAACTCGAAGGATATGCTACAAATGCGTGTGGTAATATAACCGAACTACATTTTCGTTTACAAGAAAGTGAACCTAATATGATGAATGAAGCAGAGTATCGTGGCAGAAAGGTTTCTCTCGGTAAACCATTCAGAACACCTGGTGGACCAAAAAAGTTTTCTGTTTATGTTAAAAAACCAAATGGAAATGTTGTAAAAGTTAATTTTGGTCATAAGGGTGAAGGTGGAAAGAAAACTATGAAGATTAAAAAGAGTAATGCAGCTCGTAGAAAATCATTTCGTGCTCGTCATAATTGTCAATCTCCTGGACCAAGACATAAAGCAAGATATTGGTCATGCCGTTTTGGGTGGCCGAGTTCGGGTAAAGGTGCAATAGATAAAACATAATATATGAATACTGCCATATTCAAAGCAATAATGAGACCAATTTTAGTTGCAAGTAACGTTCAAGACAGAGCGGTTTTTGCAAGTATAATGGCAAAGGCATATCAAACATCAACTGTTGGATTAGCCGGAACTACTTTCGGTGCAAAATTAGTAAAAGGTGATACTGCCTTTTTACAACAATGTATAAATGATGCTTTAGATGCTAATTTTAATGATAAAACTCGTGGTGTAAATCGGAATGCTTATCTTTTGATGGCAATGGGATTTATGGGTTATTGGGCATCTGCAAAATTTATACCAATTCCGTATGCACCAGCCATGACCGCCACGGTAAAAGGTGCTGTTGTTAAAATTCCGGGAACACCGGATCCTTTGGGTGCTAATTTATTTTATTCTTTTGTTATGGGTGATCCAGATAGACATTTGGATTCTATAACTACATCACTACTTGCATTCCAAAGAACTATTCAAGGTAGTATAGACGGAGTAAATTCATCTGGAACTGCTGTTACTTTGCCTTGGGTTAGTATAATTTAATGGTAACTCATATTTATCATTATGAACAAAACCACAGAAAATATAGTTAGAGAAATCATCCGAGAGTATCTTCGTTTCACATTGATTGAAGGTAAAAAACCCAGTGGTGGTTTAACAGGATGGTTTAGAGAAAAATGGGTTGATATTTCTCGCAAGAAAAAAAGTGGTGGACACCCACCATGCGGCGCCTCTGCTGGTAGTAAAGCCAGAAAGGGTGGAAAGAGGGCATATCCAAAATGTGTTCCCGCAGCAAAAGCCGCATCAATGTCATCAATGCAGTATTTGCAATACTATTTTTATACATTGTTTATGACAATTATAGTTCAAAAGAAAAAATAAAGTCTTCAACAAAAACAAAGGATAGTTTAGAGGCATTGATAAACAAATACGAACTTGATTATGTTGAATTAAAAAAACGAGCCGATAATTTGGATTCACTTATCAAAGTCCGTAAAGATAGTATTCTGATAATAAAAGAAAGATTCTATGTTTACAGAAATAGAGAAATCAAAAATCCAGATGAAGCAACTAAACTTATTAAAAAATTTCTGAATGAGTAGTATATGAAATATCTTATTGCATTATTGTTTTCTGTTTCAATTAGTTTCGCTTCCGAAAAAGATTCCCTCATTTGTTTTACAAAACCAGAAGTGACTAAATTATGGAATAAAATTCAACTAATACGTGATTCGGTTGAATATCTGACTGCAGTTGTAAATGCACAGGATACCGTAATAGATTTATATGTTTCTAGATCTGATACGTTTATACAACAACTAAAAAATCGTGATGAAGCACTTGCCGCTTGTAAAAAAAGAAGTATAGAATTAGAAAAAATAATTGATGAACTTCAACCTCGTTGGTATGATAATAAATTTTTGTGGTTTCTAACAGGAGCCGCTTCTGTTGTTGGTGTAATTTTAGTAGTCCAATGAGTCAGTCGAATAAAAATCTTAAAGAAATAATCAAAGAGGAATACGCAAAATGTGCGTCTAATCCGGTATACTTTATGAAAAGGTATGCTAAGATTCAACACCCAACTCGTGGCAAAATTCTTTTTGAATTATATCCATTTCAAGAAGATGTTGTAAAAGAATTTAATAATAACCGATGGAACATTGTCCTCAAATCTCGTCAGTTAGGTATCTCTACTTTAATTGCAGGATATTCCCTTTGGTTGATGTTGTTTAATCAAGATAAAAACATTCTTGTTATTGCAACTAAACAAGAAACTGCAAAGAACTTGGTTACAAAAGTTCGTGTTATGTATGATAATCTTCCAAGTTGGTTAAAAACCGGTGTTCAAGAAGATAACAAACTTTCACTTCGTTTTAGAAATGGTTCACAAATTAAAGCCGTTTCTGCTGCCGCTGACTCTGCTCGTTCTGAAGCACTTTCACTTCTGATTATAGATGAGGCCGCCTTTATTGATGACATTGATAAGATATGGGCATCTGCACAACAAACTCTTGCAACTGGTGGAACTGCGATTATCAATTCTACGCCAAACGGTGTTGGTAACTTTTACCATAAACAATGGGTAAAGGCAAAACTAAAAGAGAGTGCATTTAATCCGATAGAATTACTGTGGCAAGTTCATCCAGACCGTGACCAATCATGGAGAGACGAACAAGATGTTCTTCTTGGACCCGATATGGCAAAACAAGAATGTGATGGAAACTTCCTTGCATCTGGTCGTTCTGTTATTGATGGTGAATTGGTTCAATGGTATAGAGAAACTTATGTCTGTGAACCAAAAGAAAAAAGAGGTGCAGAAGATGCTTATTGGATATGGGAATATCCTGATCCAAATAAAACTTATATTGTTGTAGCCGATGTTGCTCGTGGTGATGGAAACGATAACTCAGCATTTCATGTTCTTGATATAGATAATTTAGAACAAGTTGCAGAATATCGTGGAAAACTTGATACAAAATCATACGGTAATATGTTAGTATCAGTTGCTACTGAATACAATGATGCAATGTTAGTAGTTGAAAATGCCAATGTTGGTTGGGCGGTTATTCAACAAATCATTGATAGAGGTTATCCAAATCTTTATTACACTTACAAAGAAGATGGTTATATTGATCCATCTATACAAATACCAAAAGGTTATGACTTAAAAGATAAATCACAAATGGTTCCCGGTTTTACTACAAGTTCAAAAACAAGACCGTTACTGATTTCAAAGTTAGAAACGTATTTTCGTGAAAGAACACCTATTGTAAAATCTGCAAGATTAACGGAGGAACTGCTCGTATTTGTTTGGAATGGTTCAAAAGCAGAGGCACAAAATGGATATAACGATGACTTGGTTGTGTCATTTGCTATTGGTCTTTGGGTTAGAGATACCGCAATAAAACTTCGTCAAGAAGGTCTGATGAAGACACGAATGAGTTTAGACTACATGGGTAAGGCATCTGTTCCGCATAAAACAACATATGGTTTTGGTGACGATACAGGATGGAATATGAAAGTAAATGGACAAGACGAAGATTTAACTTGGTTAATAAAATAAGATTTCGTATTTTTCCTACATATTTATATTAAGTTTATATTACATAAAATAGGTGACAAATGGCTCAAAGAAAATCATTATTTGACAGATTGAAAACACTTTTTTCAACTAATGTTGTTGTTCGCAACGTTGGTGGTAAAAAATTAAAAGTTGTTGATACTGCTCGTTATCAAGCCGATGGGAACCCACATACATCAAAAGTTATTGATAGATACGGTAGATTACATGGAACAAAGGGAACCCCAATATCAGTATACAATCAATACAACTCATTTTCAGCAACAAAAATAGATTTATATTCTGATTATGAGGCAATGGACACCGATGCTATTATTTCATCTGCACTTGACATATATTCCGATGAAAGTACATTAAAAAATGATCAGGGTGATGTTCTTACAATTAGAACAGATAATGATAATATCAGAAAAATACTTCGTAACCTTTTTTATGATGTATTGAATATAGAATACAATTTATGGCCTTGGATCAGAAATCTTTGTAAGTATGGAGACTTTTATCTCTATCTTGATGTAAAAGATGAATTGGGTGTAACGAATGTTGTTCCATTTTCACCGTATGAAATGCAAAGAGAAGAAGGAACTGATCCAGAACATATCTATATGACTAAATTTATCTATGAAGGACCTCTAGGAAAAGGAGAATTTCAGAACTATGAAATTGCTCACTTCCGTCTTCTCGGTGATACAAATTATCTTCCGTATGGTAAATCTATGTTAGAAGGTGCTCGTAAACTTTACAAACAGCTTATACTCATGGAAGATGCTATGTTGATACATCGTATTATGAGGGCACCGGAAAAGAGGATATTCAAAGTTGATATTGGCAACATACCTCCGGCAGAAGTAGACCAATATATGAATAACCTTATGAATAGAATGAAGAAGACACCTGTTATCAATGAACAAACAGGTGACTATAATCTTCGTTTCAATATGCAAAATCTGTTGGAAGACTTTTATCTTCCAGTTCGTGGTGGACAATCTGGAACTACTATTGAAACGCTTGCTGGTTTACAATATGATTCCATTCAAGATATTGAATATCTAAAATCAAAGATTTTTGCTGCTCTTAAAGTTCCAAAACCATATTTGGGCTATGATGAAAGAACAGAAGGAAAGGCAACACTGGCTGCTCTTGATATTCGTTTTGCTAGAACAATAGAAAGAATACAAAGGATAGTTGTATCGGAATTAACAAAGATTGCGATTGTTCACTTATATGCTCAAGGATATGAAAATGCAGACCTCGTAAATTTTGAACTTGGTTTGACCGGTCCATCTATAATATATGAACAAGAAAAAGTTGCTCTTATGAAAGAAAAGGTGGATTTGGCAGGAACACTTGTTGAAAAGAAACTATTTTCATTGAAATATATCTATTCAAACATATTCAATCTTTCAGAAGATGAAGCTGAGTTTGAAAAGAATGAAGTTCTTGAAGACATTAAACATGCATTCCGTCAAAAACAAATTGAAAATGAAGGAAATGATCCTGCTGTTACAAAAGAATCATTTGGAACACCACATGATATTGCAAGTATGCAAGTTCGTGGTAGTGCAAAAATGATAAATGATGTAGAAGTTCCAGAAGGTGGCTGGCCTGGTGCAGGTAGACCTGCTAAGAATTTGAATTATGGAACAGATAAAAGTCCATTTGGGCGTGATCCAATTGGAATGAAAGACGTTGGTAATACATTGAAGGTAAATAATTCACCGAAAGTTAATAGTAAAGGTGGATCACCACTATCTCTCGAAAATAAAAATGTTGAAAAATTGATTGATAGTATGTCTGGTATTAAAATTAAAACAAAGAAGATAATATCAGAAAGTCTCAAACCATCTAATATACAAGAAAATGAACCAAATTTACTGGATGAAAACAATTTATTAGATGAATTGTAATTTTTTCTATATTTATTCTATGAAAGTGCACACAAACAGGTATAA